GGCGGTAATATAATAGTTTGGTTCGGTCTGACGTGGAGCTTGGAACTGTATCAGCAGGCAAATGCAAGACTTTACAGACAGGGACAGAAAAATTCTGTGATAATCCATCACCTTGTGACCGACGGAACAGTCGATAAACGTGTGCTTGACAGTTTGCAGGGTAAACGCGAGGTACAAGACGAATTGCTTGAAAGTTTGAAAGAAAAATACGGTGTATAAGGGGGAATTGATTTGACGATTAAAGAATGTAAAGAATGGCTTTCGAGAGCGAGAAAGACGGACGAGGAGATTAACGCATTGATTTTGGAGCAGGAGAGAGCATTGACAAACGCAACAAGCACTGTGGCTCAGTCGGGCAGTGAAAAGGTGCAGACGTCAAACGTGAATACGTCGGAGAATAAGTTTGTAAGCTATGCCGCTTATTCCGAATTGATAGATAAACGCATTGACAGACTATACGAAATTAAAAAAGAGATTTTGGAAAACGTGAATAAACTCGACGACGCAACACTTCGGACTATACTAATTTTGCGTTATCTCAATTTTCAAACATGGGAAATGATTGCTTGTAAAATGAATTACAGCTATATGCAAATATGCCGTTTGCACGGCAAGGCTTTGAATTTAATTAAAGATGTTATAGAATGTTATATTGCATCTGTGATATAGTGTATCGTGGAATAAGTAACATAAGCGGTGTATCATCGTGAGATGATGGGTGAATATCTCGTGTGATTGGTGGGAGTGGAGATATTAAAAAAATTATCAAAAAAATGTTTGAAGTTGTAATATTATGGGTATATATCATACGAGGTGATGATATATGTCCAAAAAAGAAGATGAAAATATTTTTTTGAAAAATCAAAAAATCCCGGAAACGTTAGATATGTATTTCAAAAATTACGTACAAAATGGTGATTACGGAATGCTAATAAATATAACAAGGGATTACATAAGCAGAGATACAACTAATATAGACGTGGTTATACACAATTTGAAAATTGAAAAGAAACAAATTGAGATTGATAAAACAAATAGAGAAACACGTAATATTCCGATATTCTCAGGAATTATTGGTGCCGCTACTACAGGCTTAGTAACTTTTATTTCTAATTTGATAACAGCAGATTCTAAAGGTATTATAGATAATATTTTACCCAGTATAGCGATTATATCGGGCTGTTTGACAGCGTATATGTTTACAGATATCTTTTCAAGAACTATGAAAGAAGCTAAATTACAAGATTTAAAGAATAGCGAAAAAATAGATTTTTTAGATTTCTGTATTAAAGAATATACTAAGAAATATATTCAAAAAAAATATATAATTCCAAAACACACCTAATCGGGTGTGTTTTTCTTATGGGATAAAACAGGAGGTGATAAGAGTGACTGAAAAGCAAAAGTTGTTTTGTGAGGAATATTTGATTGATTTGAATGCGACGCAATCGGCGTTAAGAGCGGGGTATTCGGAAAAGACGGCGTATTCGATTGGAAATGAGAACTTGAAGAAACCTGAAATTCAGGAATATATTCAAAAGCGGCTAAAAGAGAAAGAGGACGCTCTTATCGCCAAACAAGATGAGGTATTGAAAACGCTTACGGCTGTTATGCGTCGTGAGAAGCCTGAAACGGTTGTAGTGACGTGTAAAGCACGAAAATCACACTATGACGACAAGGGCAAGAAAGTCACTGACGAGGCGGAGCAACCGATATGTGTTGAAATACCGACAAAGGTGTCTGACGTAAACAAAGCGGCGGAAATGTTGGGTAAATACTACGCATTGTTCACAGACAAATTAAACGTTGACGGTGATATGGACTACAGCATTAAAATTGATTACGGCGGTGAGGACGAATGAACAAAATAACAGTACCGTTCAATCCGATATTCAAGCCTGTACACCAATGTAAAAAGCGTTATGTTGTAATGAAAGGCAGTGCCGGAAGTGGCAAGAGCGTTGATACCGCACAACTGTACATATTGCGTTTAATGCGTGACAAAGGGCGTAATTTGGTATGTGTGCGAAAGTCCGATATAACAAACCGTGACAGTACGTTTGCCGAGTTGGAAAGTGCCATAAACCGTATGGGCGTTGGCAGAGCGTGGAGAGTTACACAAAGTCCGTTGTCGTTCACCTGTATAAACGGCAACAAGATTATATTTCGTGGTGTCAACGACAACAAGCAACGTGAAAAGTTGAAATCAATCACATTTGCAAACGGTAAATTGACAGATGTATGGATTGAAGAGGCTACGGAGCTTGTACAACAGGATTTTGAAATTATAGATGACCGTTTGAGAGGTGAACTTCCCGACGGTCTTTTTTATCAGATTAAGCTGACATTCAATCCCGTATCGTCAAGTCACTGGATAAAGAAAGTGTTTTTTGATATACAGGACGATAACGTTCTGACACATCAAAGCACATATTTAACAAACCGATTTTGTGATGAGGCGTATCGACAACGTATGCTACGACGTAAAGAGGTTGACCCTGAGGGCTACAGAATTTACGGACTGGGTGAATGGGGCGAAACAGGCGGTCTTATATTCTCAAATTATCGAATTGAAGAATTTGATACAGATATGAGCCGTTTTGACGCTATGGCAATAGGACAGGACTTCGGATTTAATCACGCAAATGCCATATTGACGTTAGGTTATAAGGACGGCGATATTTACGTTTGTAATGAACTGTATGTACACGAAATGGACACGACAGAGATTATCCAAAAGGCTGACGGGAAGTTCAGCAAAAGTCTTGCAATGTGGTGCGACAGTGCAGAGCCGGACCGTATAAAAATGTGGCGAAAGGCAGGCTATTGCGCAAGGGCAGTTGTTAAAAATCCGAACAGCATACAATCGCAGATTGACTGGCTGAAAGGCAGAAAGATACACATTCATCCGTCTTGCGTGAATGTAATCAAAGAGATACAACAATGGCGTTGGCGAGTTGATGAAAAGTCGGGCGAATATACTGACGAACCTGTCAATGTATTTGATGACGCAATGGCGGCACTGAGATACGGCGTTGAGAGTTGGCGCAAGGATAAGAAAGCAAAAATCTATTCAAGAGAGGAGTACGGAATATGATAATTGATGAAGATATAGTCGCAGGCGGTGTGACACCGTTCATCATAACGAAATTGATTGAACGACACGAGCGAGAACGACAGAGATACCGATTACTGCACGATTACTATATGGGCGACCACCGTATTTTAAACCGCAGAAAAAGGGGCAAAAACGTGGCAAACAACCGCATAATGTGTAATCACGCAAAGTACATTACGGATATGACGCAAAGTTATTTGGTTGGCAATCCTGTAACGTATGCGGTGTCGGACGAATACGATATTGAGGCAATCAAAAACGAATATTTGGAACAGGATATGCCGAGTGTTGACAGTGAAATCGTAAAGAATATGAGCATTTACGGCAAAGCATATGAACTGATTTATGCGGACGAAAAGAGCAAGCCGAGAAGTGTCCGATTGGACCCGGAGCATACATTTGTATGTTACTCACAGTCGGCATTTGAAAAGCCGTTGTTTGCGGTGTATTACTACAAGAAATACGACCTTGACGGCTACTGCACAGGCAGTATTTGTCGTGTGTATGATGAATCGTTTATATATACATACACAGGTCTTGACAGCTATACGGCATTGTCATTGCAAAATGTTGAACCACATTACTTTTTTGATGTACCTATTATCGAATACAGAAATAATACGGAAATGCAGGGCGATTTTGAACAGCTTATAACGCAGATTGACGCATACAATGTGTTGATGTCAGATAGAATTAATGACAAAGAGCAATTTGTTAATTCGCTGTTGTTTTTGTGTAATTGCGACCTTGACACCGAACAGGCAAAAAAATTATTGGTAGAACGTATCTTAATGGGTGACGGTGACGCAAAGGCGGAGTATCTGTCAAAGGTGCTGAACGAGGCTGATACAAAGGTGTTGCGTGACGACATCAAGGACGATATACACCGTTTGTCACACGTTCCCGATTTGTCGGACGAAAGTTTCGGCAACAACTTGTCGGGGGTGGCGATAAAGTATAAGCTGTTGGGATTTGAACAGCACGTCAAGAACAAAGAACGTAACTTCGCTAAGACATTGCGCAAGCGATTAGAGATTTACAACAATTTCTTAGTGACATTAAACGCAATGAAAGAAGTGCCGTCGCACAGAGTTGATATAGGATTTACTTATAATCTTCCTGCGAATGAGTTGGAAATTGCGCAGATGATTAATTACCTCAAAGGTCTTGCGTCTGACGAAACATTATTAGAGCGTCTGCCGTTTATAACAGACGCAAAGGAAGAAGTTGAAATCGCACGCAGAGAGCAAGCGGAAAAGTCCGCCGAGGATATGCGTATCGCTGAAAATTCGGCAAGGAAAGTAAACTACAATGAAGAGTAAGGCATATTGGGTAAAACGTGCCGTTGAGGTTGAAACATATTTGCAATCGCAAGCGGACAGCGTTAAGGACGGTGTAATTAAGGCATATGAGCGAGCAATCAAGAATGTAAACAATGACATTGAGAAAACGTTTAAAGCCTATGTTTCAACTGATATACCCGAAAAAGAGGCACGTCGGCTGATGAGTATAGCCGACAGCGACAAACAGTACGAAGAACTGCTTGAACTGTACGACGAAACAGACGACAAGACAGTCAAAAAGGAAATTCTAAACCGCATAAATGCACAGGCATACGGTGCGAGAATTAGCCGATTAGAGGGACTGAAACGTAATGTATATATTTACTTTAGACACGTTGCGAATGAGGCTATAAAGGAGCAAAAGAAACTGTATGACAGTGCGGTAAAGACGGCGTATTATACGAATATTTTTGATACCGCACAAGGATTGAATTGCGGTATTGATTTTTCACTTGTGCCGCAAAGAGCAGTTGATAAAGTGTTAAGTGAGCCGTGGCACGGTCACAACTACAGCGAGAGAATATGGATACATAACGACAGATTTATACGGGCAGTCGGACAGACGATTGAGGACGGTATTATCAGCGGTCACAGTGTAAGCCGTATGACCGACAAGCTGATTGATTATGTCAAAGATACTGCACCGGGTGGAATACGAACATCAGCTGAAACACTTGTGCGAAGTGAAACGGCGCATTTTATGAACCAAGGGCAGAGAATGGCATATGAGGAAATAGGTATAAAACAGTATCGTTTTGTTGCGGCACTGTCTGAATTGACGTGTGACAGGTGCGGAAGTCTTGACGGTAGCGTGTTTGATACGGATAAAGCTGTTGAGGGCGAAAACTTCCCACCGATACACCCACGCTGTCGGTGTGTTACGATTATGGCAGACGTGAATTTGACAAGCCGTATCGCTCGTGACCCGCTTACAGGTGAAAATTATAAGGTTGACGGTTCTATGACGTTTACAGAGTGGAAAGATAGTCTTTCTGATGAACAGAAAGCGGCAATGAAATATGTTGACAATTTCGGTGGAAGTGGTATAATAAATTATGCAAGGGCAAGTGACATCTTCTTGTATGAAAAGGATAATATACCATCATCGGCACAAATCTTGCCGGAGGATATTATAAAAAATCTCGAAATATCCTCAATCGGAAGAGAAACGATTAAATACATAGAGGATAACAATGTTGCAGTGTATTTGAATTATGAAAGGCAGATACATTTCAACAGAGGATTTCAAGAAGGTAATATTGTAAATGTTTTTATGAGCAATATACTAAATGAAACGGTTGCAGCACAAACTGTTATACATGAGGTTACTCATGCAAGATATAATATAGGGAAGTGCCAATGGGCAGAGGCGGTATGCTTTGCACAAGAGAAGAAACATATAATCGGGAGAAACGAATTAACGTTTTCCGAAAAACGATATATAGTAGAATTAGCAAAAAAGAATTATCCTGAATATGAATGGAAAAAAGGAGGGTATAGTGGTGGAAAATATTTCTAATATTGTAGATAAATTAAGAAGTGGTGAAGTGGTCCGTTGCTTGAAATGCAACGAAGGCAAATATATCACTAACCCTAAATATTTAAAAACAAGTCATTGTTATTGGTGTGATAAATGTGATGATACAATACATATTACACCAGCAGATGTGATTGTTGAGTAGGTAATAATAAAAGCACTATCAAAGCGGTAGTGCTTTTTTAATGCAAGAAAGGCGGTGATAGTGTGAAAATAGCAAGAAAACACGCGTGTTATACATAGAAAGGAAAGGTGATCCGAATATCTCGTCCTTGACAAGACGTTAAACTGTCTTGTTTTTATACAAAACTTTAAGGAGGAAATTTAATTATGGCAGAACCAACACCAACACCAACACCAACACCAATGCCGGCACCCGAACCGACTCCCGAGCCACAGCCGTCGCTTACGCAGGAAGATATTGAAAAAGCGGTATCGGAAGCAAAAACAAAGTGGGAAAAGGAAGTTGAAGAAAAATTAAAGAAAGCCGAAGAAGAGGGCATGAGAAAAGCCAAGTTGACAAACGAGCAAAGGCAGAAAGAGGCAGACGACAAGGAAAGGGCAGAATTTGAAAAGGCAAAGGCAGAGTTTGAACGTGAAAAAATCGTTGCATATGCCGAAACAGAACTTGCCAAAAACGGACTGTCCGCCGAGATTGCAAAGTACATTGTAGCAGAGGATAAGGATAGCACAAAGGCGGTTATTGACAAGATAAAAGAAAGCTATGACAAAGATGTACAAGCAGGTGTTACCGAGCGTTTAAAGGGTAAAACACCGGATTTAAACGGTGGCAGTGGCGGTCACAACACAGGCAGTTTTATGGACATAATCAGAGAAAATCAAAGATAGGAGTGAAATAAATGGGTTATTTGAAAAATGAATTGACAGGCTTTGTACCTGTCGAACAAGCAACAGACATCATCAAAATGGTGACAAGGGGTTCAAGTGTTTTAAGAATGGCGAAAGTCGAGGAAATGAAACACGAGAAAAAGAAGTTTAACGTACTTACAGACGGTCCGGGTGCTTACTGGGTCGGTGAGGGTGAAAGAATTAAGACAAGCGGTGCTACTTGGATTCACCCTGAAATCGAGGCTAAGAAGTTAGCCGTTATTATTCCGGTAACAAAGGAAAAGTTGGAAGATACGACTATCAGCGTATTTGAAGAACTAAAGCCGGAAATTGCAGAGGCATTCTACAGAGCGATTGACGCGGCGTGCATTTTCGGTACAAATTCGCCGTTCAAGACAAACATTATGAACGCTATAGACAGCAAGCATATGGTTGTTACAGACAACACAAATATTGATATTGCTATATCTGACGCAATGTCAATGATTGAAGAAAACGGCTATGACCCGTCGGGATTTATCGGTCGTATCGGTGTTAAGAATATGCTGAGAAAATTGCGTGACGCAAACGGCGCACCTGCATATGTCAACGGTACAACAGGCGGTGAGCTGTACGGTCAGCCTATCGAATTTGTACGTAACGGTGCGTGGGACAACAAACGTGCCGATATTATCACAGGTAACTTTAAGTATGCCGTTGTCGGTATGCGTGCAGGTATCAACTACGAAATACTTACAGAGGCAACACTACAAGGCACTCTTGACAGCGACGGTAAACCGCTATCACTTGCCGAGCAAGATATGGTAGCTATTAAGGCTACTATGCGTTTAGGTTTCCTTGTTGTTAAGGACGACGCATTTGCCGCATTTAAGAACGGTGTTCCGGCGATGGGTGAATTGGACGTTGAATCGGTTGCCGGCACAACAGGCAACACTGTTATTACGGTATCGCCAAAGCCTATCGGCGGTCACAAGTTGGTTTACAAGACTGCCGCAAGCACCGCTCCAAGTGTTGCGTATGACGACGATTTGTCAAAGTGGACAGAGTTTAACAACGGTGACGAAATCACTGCGACAAACGGTCACAAGATTACAGTTGCGGAAGTTACCGCAGACGGCAAAGCGAGAAAGTCGGGCAGTACCGACGTTGTAAGCGGTGAATAATATGGAACAGTTGGGGACACTAAAAATGTTGTTGGGAATTAAGGACGACGAGCAAGACAGCTTGTTGTCCTTTTTGATTGAGGACACGGTTAATATGATTATGGCGTATTGTCATATTGATGTACTGCCACGTCAGCTTGAAAGCCTTGTTCCGAAGATTGCGGCGGATATGTACAGGGCGAAAGGTTACGGGGACAGTAAAAGTCCCGAAGTAGTCAAGAGCAGAAGTGAGGGCGAACGTTCCGTCACATATGCCGAAACCGACAATGACAAGATTTTCAGCAACTATTATAAACGCCTTGACCCGTTCCGTAAACGAAAGGGGCGTGTTCCGAGTGACATCAGTATTCAGTGATTTTTACGATAAAACTGTTATAATCGCAGAATATGAAATTGACGACTATACAGGTAAAACCGAAAAGACTGTATTGTCCGAAATCAAAGCCGATGTACAACCGTACAGCGGTGGCAGAGCAAGAGAGCAATACGGTTTGGATATAGAATGTCAAATGCGTATGTTCTGCGATATGTCAGACGACGTAAAGGTCGGTAACAGGGTTGAATATGATGGCGACATATATGATATAACATATGTGCAGAAATGGGACAGCGGTTTGGTAGCAATGCTCGAAAGGAGTAGGCTGAAATGAATTTTTCAATCGAGGGGATAGACAACGTTGTTGATAAGCTGACACAGTATGCGTCGGGCGATAAGATACAAAAAGGTCTTGCCCTTGCCGGTGAGGTTGTAAGAGCACACGCAGTGGCAAACTGTCCTGTTGCAACAGGACGTTTAAAGGGCAGTATCGTAAGCCAAGTGGACGGTGACAGTGTTGCAATCGGTCCGACTGCCGATTACGGTATTTATGTCGAATTTGGCACAGGCTCAAAGGGCGACAAATCTGTTTCGCATACGTCAAAAAGACACTGGACGTATTACAGTGGCGGTCGATTTTACACAACGTCGGGGCAAGCACCACAGCCGTTCCTCGTACCTGCACTGAAAAATAACATCAGCGAGATAATCGCTAAGTTTAAGGAGGTGTATAACTCGTGAAACGAGTTATAGCGAGCAAATACGAAGTATTTGTGTTAGCGTAGGGAGGGTGATACGGTGTTTGATATTGGTTTGGAATTGCGGGACATTTTAAAGCAAATAGACGGTGTAAGTGTATGTTTTGCTTATCCCGATAATTTTAATAAATTGCCTGCAATAGCATATTACACGCTTACGGACAAAGGCTCAATGTCATATGACAATACGGTCGTTACGAATGATACAACTGTTCAGATTGATATTTACGCCGATTATCCGCAAACGTGTTTTGAATTGTCTGAGAGGGTATATAAATTGTTGACTGATCATGAATATTATCACGAAATGACAATGGACGTACCCAATCCCGACGATAAAAGTATAAAACATAGGACAATGAGATTTACGAAAGTAGTAGAAAGGAATGATTGATTTATGGCAAATACAGCAAAAAGAAAACCACTACCTACAATAGGTGTGGACAAGTACACATTTTTCGCAGTTTTAACAGACACATCAGAGGGCGCAACATATGGTGATCCGTACAATTTAAGAGGTACAGTCGAAATTGCACCGACAGACGCAGGCGGCAGTGATGTTTTTGACGCCGATAACGGTGCGTATGAAACATCAAACTACATTGAAAAATTAGGTCACGACATCACAAATGCCGATATTCCACCGGAAGTTGATTCAATGTGGCGTGGACTGACACAAAAAGACGGTGTAGTAGAGGTCGGCAACGATACAAAAACCGTTTATTTCGGTGTTGCGTGGAGAATTATGAAATCCGACGGCTCATACCGTTATGTAAGATATTACAAGGGTTCGTACAGCTTTGCGTCAAACGTAGGCGGCAAAACAAAAGCGTCAAGCGGTGCGCCTGAAAAGCAAACCGCAAAGGCTACATACACAGCCGTACAACGTGATTTTGACAACAACTATTACGCATACTTTGACGAAAGCGATTTGCCGGAGGGCGTTACAAAGACAGAACTTGAGGAAAACTGGTTTAAGGATATGAACTACTATCCAGTGAAGAAAGCACTGTAAAATAAACGTAATTTGACATTATATGAGGTATAGTGTAGAATAAAAATAGGCTGAAAAGCCTTGATATATGGGGAGCGGTGGCGGCTCTGTTTCGGAAAGGAAATATTATGAGTGAAACCACAATACAACTTGTATTGATTTTGCTTATTGTATGGATATTAAAGAAATAACCGCCCTAACGCAATAGGACGGTTATTTGGGTAGAAAATATTTTCTACACTAAATATAAACTAATGTATTAGAAACGGCTGTTTACCGTTCCTCTTATATCTAAATTATAACACAATAAAAAATGTATGTCAAGCACGCATATAGCGTGCTTTTTGTATGCAATGAATTAGGAGGAATATTATGCAACACACATTAACATTTAAACACGATAATAAAAAATACGTTTCAAAGCCATTCGACTTTGAGGCAATGTGTATTATTAATGACGCACATAACGATGAAAATAAAAACGGACCGTTAAACATCTGCCGAGAGGCGGTGGACTATATGTTCGAGGGAACGGACGCAACGCAGGATATTATTGATGCCATTGATGTAGGCACACATTCAAGACTATGTATGGAATTATGGAAATTCTATATAGACGCGTTGACAACAAAAAACGAGTAAAGGGCAGTAATTCCTCAAAAAGCCAACCACTGCGTACTTTGTATGCAGATTGGTTTAGGCAAAGAGGGTTATTGCCGAATGTAATATCAAAGCAAAATCCGTTTGTTTTGTTTAAAATGATAGACGATTTGGAAGATGATACGGAAGAGGTCTATACAGGAAACGACCCGTATTTAAAAATGTTTTATGGAATGTAGTGAGGTGATTTGTAGTGGCTGACGCGGCGGAATTAGTAGTAAGAATAAGAGGTGACGCGTCCGACTTAGAGGCGACAATTAGCAGTGTTGAAAGCGAATTGTCAAAATTGGAGCAGACGCAAAGCAAAAATAATAATACGAGTACAAAAGGTCTTACGGCATATAAAAAGCAAATGCAGGACGCACAAACTACCTTGCAAACAAGCCGTACGGCATTGACGAATACAAAAAAAGCGTATGAGGATAACGTCAAGTCTGTAAATAAAAATGTTACGGCACTGAAAGCACAGAAAACGGAATTAGATAAACAAATTTCTTTGCGTTCAAATGAAAAACGGTTGCTTACAGAGGCGAACAAAAGTCTTGACAAAAACAGTGTTGCATACAAAGACAACCAAAAGGCATTGAATTGGGTAAATACCGAGATTGAGGCATACAAAAAGCAAAGTCAAAGTATATCCGATTCTATTCGTACGCAAGAGGCGGCATTGTCGGGAAGTAAAAAGGCATATACCGACGCACAAGCAACCGTCAAAAAAGCAACAGAGCAATACGAGGAATATGAGAAAGGCTTAAAAGCCGCTGAACGTGCAGATGAGGCGCAGAACCTACAGAATACAGGTAAGCGGTGGAAAGAAGTCGGTGAGGGCATAGATACTGTAACTAAGCCGTTACAGTATGCGGCGACTGCACTTGCCGCGGGAGGTGTCGCAAGTGCCAAGTTTGCGATAGATTTTGAGGACAATTTCGCAAATGTAAAGAAAACCGTTGACGGTACACCCGAACAGCTTGAAAAGATTAGGCAAGAAATTATAGATATGACGACTGTCGGAATAAACGGACATTCTGCCATTCCTGAAACAACGGCAGAATTAACCGAACTTGCGGCGGCAGGCGGTCAGTTGGGTATTACGACTGATAATATCGTCGATTTTACCGAAGTAATGGCGCAAATGGGTTCAGCCACAAACCTTGTCGGCGAAGAGGGTGCCGCAACATTGGCACGTTTTCAGAATGTTATGGGTGTCGGTCAAAACGAAATCCGTAATATCGGCAGTGCAATCGTCGATTTGGGTAACCACAGTGCGACAACAGAATCAGAGATTGCGGCAATGGCATTGCGTATGGGTAAATACGGTTCATCTGTACGAATGTCGGCGGCGGACGTGTTGGGTTATTCTGCCGCACTATCATCATTAGGCATTGAGGCACAAATGGGCGGTAGTGCGATAGGTCGTACGTGGCTATCCATAGAAACAGCCGTTGCAAGCGGCGGAGAGGGCTTGACGAAATTCGCAAAGTATAGCGGTAAAAGTGCGGAAGAGTTTAAAAAGCAGTGGAATACTGACAGCTCCGGTGCATTTAACGGACTGTTAAAAGGCTTGCAGTCTGCCGAGAACTTAACATTGGCATTGGACGATTTGGGTATAAACAATACGCAGGACATTCAAGCAATGATGGCATTAGTCAACGGTTATGATTTAGTAACAGAGAGTGTCAATCGTTCAAACACCGCATACAAAGAAAATACGGCACTACAAGAAGAATTTGACAGAAAAGCCGAAACAACTGCGTCACAGTTGTCAGTTACCAAAAACAATATTGTTGAGGCGGCAAGAAGTATCGGCGAAACAATGTTGCCGTCAATAAAAGACGCAAGCACCACAGTAGCTAATTTCGCAAAAGGTTTGTCGCAAATGGACGACGAACAAAAACGTGCTGTTGTTAATACCGGTGCTACGGTCATTGCTTTAGGTGCATTGTCAAAAGTCGGTGTCGGAGTGATTAAGGGTGCAGGCGATTTTGTTGAGGGATTAGGAGTAATCAGCGATAAATTGCCTATTATAGCAGACGCAACGTCAGCGATAAAAGTATCGACTGCGGGGTTAGGCAGTTCATTTTCTGCATTAGCGCCGATATTCGGTGCAGTATTAGCGCCTGCGGCGGTTGTTGCAGGGTATAAGGTTATTGCCGACCACGTTACAGAGGCTATTGAAAACAACGCAAAATTGGGTCAAAGCTACAAGGAGTTATATTCTCAGTGGCAAGACGCAGACAACCAAGTTTCGCATTTGGAAAATCTGCGAAGTGAATACGAAAAACTAAACGAATCAATCAACAGCGGTACATTAAATCCCGAAGAACTCGAAAGCGCTAAAAACCGCATAAACGACATTATGCAGGAAATCAAGGCGACTACAAATGATGATACCATAAAATTAATGATTGATACGGGCGAATTTGACACCGCACTTGCAATGGCGGTATCAAACGCACAAGACAGTGCAAATGAAATCAAAGACGCATTGGATTTAACATCAGGCAAAAAGGCACAAAAGGCAGTATCAGAGGGGTACGACGCACTTCAAAAAGGTAGTTCCTACGGTATGGACTACAAAAATCAAAAAGAAGAAATGAGTCAATGGTTGCAACAAGCAACTGATGTTAAAGAAAAATACCAACAACTGCAAGAAGAAATGACTGCGGCGTATGCAAGCGGTGACAAAGAAAGACGCCAAAAAGCAATACAAGCGAGAGATGCGTTTGTAAATGAAATGACCGACAGTGAATTTTCAAAGGCATATGAAAAAATGCAAGGTCAGAAGTTTTCATTCGGAGAAATGAAAGACGTTCAAAAGCAGGTTGACAATATAAAAGCTGCATATAACGAAATCAGTACAAGCATTGAAAAGATGGACGAACGTGCAAATAACGGTCGTGAATCACTACAAGCTGTAGCGGAAGTGGTTACATCGGAATCTATGAACTTAAACGGTTTCAAGAATATGCAAGAAGTCTTTGAAAGTGGCGGTATTGCAGTTGATAATGTATGCAAACAAATCAAATCAACTATGACTGATTTGGGATTTGAAAATCAAGACATTGCCGCACAAGTGGCACTGTTTAAAAACGGTTTTCAAGACCTACAAGGCGCAATTAATAATAACGCATTGGACGCTGTTGTAAATGATTTTGTCAAACAAGGTAAAGAAATCGGACTAACGTCAGAGGAAATAGTCACGAAAGCCGCATTAATGAAAAACGGTTTTTCTGATATTCAACAGGCTGTAGCGTCGGGTGATGTAAGTGGTTTAGTGAAAGACCTATCAAGTTTAGGTGGCGATTTAGGACTAAGCACAGAGCAAGTTGACGCATTGGCGCACAGTTTGGGATTATTGCCTGAGGATAAACATATTGAAATTGACGCAAGCGGTGATGTGTCTGCAATCGAGAACGCAAAAAATGCTGTCGAGGAAATAAATAACGCAGGCAATGTACAATTACAAGTCAGTGCCGAGGGCGATATTTCTGTATTAGATACGGCTGATTCAAAGCTACAGGAATTAATCAATAACAACCAAGTTACCATAACATTTAATGTAGATACAGGCGGTTTTGATATTAACGATTTGAATGGTAATAAGTTGGGTGAAATCACTGCAACGGGTAAAGTTATATGGACTAACGACAGCACAGAACCCGACAACTATACGGCACCACCCAAAGAGGGCAATGTTACATTTAAGAAGAATAGTGCAGAACCTGACGGCTATCAACCCGAAGACAAATTTGCGACAGTCCATTATACTGTTTCTGTTGAGGGTTCGTCTATAGAGGGACTAAGCGATAAAAGTGCTCCTGCGGCACGTTTTGGCAGTACGGGAACGTTCGTCAAAAAGAAAGTCGCAAAAGGTACGCAGAACTTCGAGGGCGGTTTGGCAATGGTTAATGATGAAAAGGGTATATCTGACCCACGAGAATTAATCGTTGACAAAGGACGTGCATTTATACCACAGGGCAAGGACGTAGTATTGCCGTTGTCAAAGGGTGCAAAGGTGTACACAGCGTCACAAACTAAGGCGATAATGAACGGTATGGGTATACCGCATTACGCAACAGGAAAAGACAATTCGGACGCGTTTACATCAGCCAAGGACGATTGGACGCATTACACCAAAACGCACGCAGTAACGACTGCACAAGAATTAGAGAAGTGGTTAGAATTTCAAGAGAAATTCAAGTCGAATGACAAGGATATTGCCGATATTGAGGAACAAATTTTCAGTCTGACACAGAAACGCACGCAGGAGTTAAACAACCTGTCAAAGTCGTATATTGAAGAACGTGCGGCACTGAATGACTGGGACGACAACGGCGACACACCGCTTGACGCATTTACCCGTATTCGTGACCGCAATATGGCGGAAGTCGAGGCAGGACGTATGACGTGGGAGGACTATACGACAGAAATGTCAAGTATAGGTTCAACGTTATACGAGAATATGACCGAATACAGTCGCGATTGGTTGGAACACCAAGAAAAATACAACGGTATGAGTGCCGCCGATTATATCGCCGGTATCGGCAGAATACAGACGTACACCGAACAAATGTACGCACAGGGTATAATCAGCCACAAAGAATATGTAGAGGCAAAAAACAAGCTGAATGAGGAGTATTTGGACAAGCGTAAAGAACAAATTGAGAAAGAGTACGACATATCAAAAAACTACATCAGCGAGCATACATATTTTAACGACTGGCAAGATAACGGCGACAGTCCGCTTGACGCGTACAACCGTGTTATGGATAGGCACCGTGAGGAATTGGCACGCGGTGAGCTGACACAAGACGAGTTTGACAAGTACCAAAGTGAATTAGGTTCTGATATGTATTCGGAACGTGTGGAGCAGTCCAAGAACTGGTTGGAAGAACAACGTAAGTATTACGGTATGACTGATGAAGAATATATCGCCGGTTTAAAACGTATTCAGCAGTATACACAGGAATACTATGATTTGGGGTTAATCAGCCGCAAAGAATACAACGAAAATATGACTGAACTAAATCACGATATGTTCGACCAAGCGGGCGAATCGTTTGACGATATGCTACAGCAACAACAGGACTACATCAACAAACTGCGTGATGAATTTTCTGCACAGGAACAGGCCCTACAGGACAGTTGGACGGTTGAGGACCGCAAGGCTGATATGTCCGAAACACAGGCGCAGTTGGATATTTACGCAAATGCAGTGACAGACAGAGGACAGCAGAAGTACAAAGAACTGCAAGAGCAGATGAAACAACTGCAACGTGACGAAGAACTGTATCAATTACAGGTCAAAAACAATGCCACGATTGAAAAACTGGAGGCGGAGTATGACGCGTTGGAAAACAGCAAGGCTGATTTCATCAAGTCCATTGCAACCAACATTGACAGTATAGACGTGACGGGTATTGTGGCGGATATAACACAGGAAGTCAGCGGCGGTAATGACAAGATAACCAAGACTTTGGGTGAGATTATAGAGGCTATTAAGGGCATTAAGATTGAACAGCAGAACTATAACAACAACAGTAAAATCACAATCAATACGACTGACAGCGCTGTTTTGGGTAGCTATGTATAATGTGCGGAGGTAGAAAATGCGAAACGGATTTTATTTTAAAAACAAACATTCAAACGATTTCGGCGTGACTGTACAAACGCAGTCACGTCCGATTAAACCGGAAATGAAAATACAGACATATGACAGCCCGTATATAGACGGTGAATATGATTTTTCAACGGCAAATGCGTACAACCGTGAATTTTATAAAAACCGTGTATTTAAAATGAATTTGCAAATATCGGCGGCGGATATGTCTGAACTGAACAGCAAAATCACAAAAATCACAACGTGGTTAATGGGACGCGGTGAGTTGATATTTGACGACACACCCAATGTCAAATGGAATGCGTCGGTTATTGAAACAATAGATTACAAACCCGAAAACTACGGACACAAAGCAGTCATTTCGGCGTCGTTCAAGGTGCAGACGTGGGCGGCGTTGGTATTTGATATTTTTGACGGTCCGATATTGGATAGCCAAAACATCAAATTAGATGATGAAATACCAATCGGACCGAATGAATATTACACGATTACAACGGCAGGCGACAGTACAATACATAACACAGGCGACCGCCCTGTCAGACCTGTTTTGCGTGTTACAAACGTCACAAAACCTACAACGATAACCTGTAACGGTATCAGTATTACGGTGTCGGAAAAATGCGTTATTGACTGCGACAAACAGTCGGTAACTGACGTGAACGGCAACAGTATTATGAAAAAAATCAAAGGTAGTTTTTTTGAACTGGAAACAGGGGCGAATACAATAAATTTATCCACGACGGCAACGGTCGAATTTTCATTTTATCCACAGTATGTGTGGAATACAGAAACGGAGGATATATACAAATGGGACAAATAACATTTATGCGATTGCACGACAGATATACAGACAGTTTTGAAACAGGTGAGGTACTGAACTGTGCATATAATGTCAAAGAAACAAGGATATTGAACGATACGGGAAGTATTGAATTTGACTATCCATACGACGAAAAGGCACGTCTAATCAGTCAAAATATGTTGGTTAGTGTAAACGGTCATATATACGAAATCAGCCGAACAACGCGAAATATGAACGGTGCGGATTCACTGCACGTTTACGGTACACCGCATTTTGTGTATGAGGCGCAGAAAGCGTTTATACCGACAATCGGCGACCATATCGGTAAAAGTTCAAGATATGTTCTAAAACAAGCGATTGATATTATATCAAAATTCAAAAAGTCTGTAGGTGAGAAGTGTATTTTTCACATTATGACAAATGCGGAGCTAAGCGAAAAAGGAATGAAGTGGGTTGCAGATGATGAACTGCTGATTGATTTTTTCTCTACCGACAAAACGAATTTGTGGGACGTTATAAAAACGATAATAGAAAATTTGGGGCGTGGCGAGATATTCCACGAAACAACTATCGACAGTAATAACAACATTGTATGTAACATTGCCATTGTTGAACGTATCGGCAAAGATAACGGCGTCAGACTGCGTTTAGAAAAGAATATGCAAAGTATATCAATAGAACGCAACGTAAGCGATATGATAACGCGTTTATGGGCGTTCGGAAGTGATGATTTAACGGTCAGCAGTGTAAACGGCGGCAAAGCATATATAGACAGTCCAAACATTGAAAAATACGGAGTACAAGAGGGGTACAAAGATTACAGCGACTATACGTCAGCGGACAAACTGTACCGTAATGCAAAGTGGGAATTTGACGAGGATAACGAGGATAGAATTGACGTGCCACAGTTGACAATCAGCGGTAAATTGATTGACCTATCAAAATTAGCCGAATACGGCGAAGCGGAAAAGTTGGAAATAGGCGATACGGTACACGTATTTGACATAGACGGTACGGAATATGTACAAAGAGTAATTGAGTATCAGGCATATCCGTTGGAGCCGAAAGAGAGCAATATATCAATCGGGCATATCAGACGTGATTTTTTTATCGGACTATGGCAGACAGAACAGGCAACAAAGAAACATGCAAAGTGGCAGACTGCGAACAACAGTGTAAATATCCGAAAAGTACAAGGAACGGTGAACACAGACCGAAACGAAGTGCAGAGCGACAACGAGCTGTTGAAGATTGTCGGCGATTTGCTGACGATAAAGGACAGTCAAAGAGATAGAATACATATCGGTAATGATGAAGTTGATAATAAAAAACAATTTGTATTTCTGTTATATGACGTTGACGGAAACCCTGTAATATTTTTTGATGAAAAGGGTAACGGAATTTTCAGCGGTACAATAAGAGGTGCAAAGATTGAATCAGATACTGACATCAATGTAAATAAAGACGCGAGTGTAGGACAGTATTTAAGAGTTGGATATATCAGCTCATATGTAAACGACGAGGGCAAGACGATATATAAATGGTCTGATGAAAGCGGTATATTATTAAGCGGATATACAAGCATTAAGACTACAAACGGCGGTAATAACCTTGCAATCGGGGCAATGTCATCAATAGAGCTTAATGCTGCTAAAGTTATGCAGAACGGTAAACGATTATTGAATGAAGCTGATTTAGATAGTCTAAAAGCACAAATACACGAAATAGAAAAGAAAATTGCAGGTTTGGAAAGTTAGTAAAATAATAACTCCCTCAAAAAGGGAGTTATTAAGCTATCTCAAACTATTTATGACAGGTATGATTGTTGAAACATAATAATCATACGGAATTAAAGTAATATCATTCTCTGAATAAGGTATATTTTCAAGAACAGATATTCCGTCATGACGAGTTTTATCGTAGAAGTATGAGCCTGCAAATTCATAATTTCCTAAACCAATATCTTGGAGCATTTCTTCAATGTTTGATTTACGGACATATTGCACACCGTCAATAACTTCGATTGCGACTTCCGGCAAAGGTGACAAGTCAGTTGTGGACGGCTTTACAGTCGGTGTCGGTGTTGGTTGTGCGGCGGTATCGGTGTCAATAGTGATTGTATCGTTGCTGAAACCAACATTGAAACCGCCGACAGCGTCGGCAACGTCACGTAATTTGAAATATGTATTATCGTTGATATTGTAACCCTCTATCGCTGTTTCCGTACCGTTTACGGCAACAGGGAACGGGTTAGCCGTTACTGCATATTCTACGGCGAAACCAGTCGCTGTCGCACAGATTATCCCGCCTGTTATAAAACCTAATATAAATTTTTTCATAGCTTGTAGCCTCCTTTTGTTTTTAATATATAATAATTTGTGCATTTTGTCAATATTTGTTTGACAATACAGCATTAATATGGTAATATAAAAATAAAAAGAAAAAAATTCTAAAAAACTATTGCTTTTTTTAAGCAGATAGAATATAATATAACGCATGAGATAGGCCTCAACACGCCTCTTCGCAATGCGAATGCGTACCATGTTGAGGCTGCTTTTTTATTTTAGGAGTATTGTATGGAAATAAAAAGACCGACTACAATAGAAGAACAAATAAAAATTTTAGGTGGTAGAAAGTTAGTTATTGAAGATGTTGAATTCGCTCAAAATGTACTTTTATCGGTAAATTATTATAATTTTACTGGTTATTTACATACATATAAAAATGCAGATGACAATTACGAAAACATTTCTTTTAATCAAGCGTATAGAATATATCTATGCGATAGACGTATTAGGTCTACTATATTATACGCGATAGAGAGTATTGAACATAATTTAAAGACGAAAATCGCTTATGTAATAGCGATGAATACCTGTGCAACATCTTACTTAAACAAAGATATTTTCGTGGATGAAGAAGAACACCAAAAACTACTACAAAAATTTGGACAAGCAATAAATAGAAATAGTAAAATACCATTCGTAAAACATCACATAAAGAAATATGACAGAAGATTTCCTATTTGGGTAGCTATTGAAATTTTTACCTTAGGAATGGTGTGGAATTGTTATAAAAATTTAAAGACACCTCTAAAAAAGAAGATTGCATCAAAATTTAATATAGGTTCCGTTTATTTGGAGAGCTGGATTGAATGTATATCTTATTTACGAAATGTATGCGCACACTATATGAGGTTATATAGATTTAAGGTACAGAAGACACCTAAAAAGAGTAAAAAACATAGTATGAATAATATATCTCACTGCATATATGACATTATAAATGTAATGCGTTTTTTAATGCCAAGTAAAGATGAATGGAATAATTACATAATTTCTAATATTGCTCAAATCTTTGAAGAATATAAAGATGTTGTAAGTCCTGAAGATTATGGTTTTCCAAAGAACTGGGAAAAAACTTTAACATTATAATATTGAAATTAAGCACGTCTTACGGCGTGCTTTTTTCGTACCAAAAATGAGGTGACATAATGTACAGACGAATACCACCATAGCACGCTTACGGCGTGTTTTTTTTATGAAATCCCAATCAATTACGATTAGAAAGGAATGATAAAATGAAATTAAATTTTAATTTTAGCGGAAAAACGCTGTTAAAGGATTGGTGGAAGATTGTTCGCGATAATTTCACGGCAATTCAAACCGACCACAACGAATTGAGCGACAGTGTGAATACACATAAAACAGCCGAAGTGATAGACCACCCCGATAAGAGTGTCACATCAACAAAAATAGCTGATAAGGCTATACGTACAGCACATATTGCGAATTATGCAATCACAAAAGACAAGGTAGCCAATGGAGCGGTCACAACTGATAAAATTGCTGCCAACAGTATAACGGTAAATGAATTAACATTAGATATTGTTGCGAATTTAGGGAAAGCCAATACATTCCTTTATTCTGACGGTGAGCCGATATATCTTTCGGAGTGCAAAGACACAGGAGGAATTGGTTACGAATTGCCTGATGATATTCCGGTTAATGTATTTTTTAAATTGGAAAATGACACGGACAGCGCATTAACAAAATTCCAATCACATGATGACTATTATACAACACTAAGTTGTGATATTGCTCCGGGCGAAGTGAGAATATGCGTTTTAATACAAGAAGAAGTCGGCGGAGCAGACCCACAAAACGGGTATTTGTTTGTATTGGACGATAATAGTATAAGAAAACTATTAAACGACAAAGCACCGACAAACCACGCAAGCGGTGCCACAACATACGGTGTGGGTGACGCAACCAATTACGGACATTTGAAATTGTCGGACAGTACGGCAAGTGTAAGCAGTACCGGTAGTGGTATTGCCGCAACACCTAAAGCAGTAAAAACTATCTCTGACACACTAAGCACTGAAATTTCAGACCGACAGGCGGCGGACAACGAGTTGAAAGCAAAAATATCAGATATAAATACAGAACTGACAACGGATAACCTGTTTTATGATTTATCTAAATACGTCAACAGTGACAACACATTAGTCACTGACGACAGCGGTGTACAGTATTTGTCATATTCGGGTTCGTTTGAAAACGGAACGTATTTGTATCACAATTTTGTTGTTGATAATTTCCGCCGTAAACCGAAAACGGAAACCACATTAGAATTGACATTCAATGTGGCGTTACGTCATATAGCTGTGGACGATTGCGACAGTGGCGGTTTGAATAAAGGTGAAACAGACGTATTGATTACATACACTGATACAACAACAGAAACATTCGGACAGTCATATTACACAGCAACCGATACCGGTGATAAAACAATCACGATAAACGGCACATCAGAAACGTATAAAACAACAAAATTTAAAATTGAAATCCCTGTAAAAAAAGAAATTAAATCAATTTCATTCCGAATTGTATCGGATAACTATTATACAAACGGTGACCCGACGGGAAATGCGTGTAAACAGAAAACATTAATACAGTCGGCTGTTTGTTATGATGATGAATGTGTGGCGGTATTGCGTGATGATATTAACACGAATACATCAAAAATTACTGCCAATACAACAAAAATCACCGAAATTGATAAAACAGTTACAGACATTTCAAAAAATCAAATATTTGTCGTGTGTGACGGCGACCACGACGAATTAAAAATACAGGCGGCGTTGTCGAGAGCCATACGAGGCACGGTAGTATATATCATGGGTGATTGTGTACTGACTAACGAAAACACACAGGACAGTGGGCTTGTTTCGGGGTTCGGTCATTATAATGCTATATTAAATGTAGGTATACGAGTTACATTAGACGGTACTTACTGTAGTTCAATTACGTTTAAAAATACCAATCCTGCCGCACGTCAAGTTATATTCTTCTTGGGTATTATGGCGAAGTTAAAAAATATAAATTTCCAAGAGGATAACACCACCTGTACTCAAACATCTGTTAATCCTATGATTTTATTTGGCAATAGTAACGCAATCGTTGATAATTGTGTATTAGGCAAAGTATATGATGTAAATCAAGATGATAGTACCGTTGGTAATATCATTATGTGCAGTGGTTCAAAATTTACAAACAATGTTATTGACGGTTGGTGCTTAAAAACAAAAACCAATATAGGTGCATGTATGAAATTTACAAAAGTTTTTGTAGATAACAATAAATTTACAAATATATGGACTACCGATAATTCAGATTCGGGATATTTAATGTCTGTATCAGCGTCGATATTTATAAACAATGTATTTGAAGATAACACCATACCACAAGGGGAAATATATTTCAGCGGTAACAACAGTCTTTGTAATCATAATATTTTCAATAGTAGTGATATCGGTAATATTACACTGGCAGGTAATACAGCCAATAATGTATTTATTTCGTTAGATTTGAACGAGTGTATAGCAGTCAAATTGAGAAGTATCTGCAATGACAATACATTCTTTGGATTAAAGGTAAAAGAAGGTGACTGCGCTTTTGATTTGGGTGTAGAAGCAACATTTGCAAACAATTATATTAAAAATCTGTCTATTATAACAACAGATAGTACAGAAGTTAAGGGATATAATATCCTTTATGCAAACAAGGCATTTTGTCGTGATAATGTGATTCTATTATCTGCGGCAACAAACACATTAGAAAATCTGTACGTTATCGAAGCTAACGCTTCGTCGGTTGTAACGGGCAATGTCACAAGTGCAAGCTCAATAGGTCTACTGGACGAAGGTTGTGTGGCTGAAGGTAATACGGTTGCATGGAGTTAAGGAGGTCGAATATGTACAAATTTTATATGAAAAACGGGCAGGCGTATTTCTATGAACGTGGTGTCGAAATTGACGGCACGGTGTACGGAATACGAACTGACAGCGACATACTGCGAATTAAACGCAGTGTTGTAAACAGCAAATTTGCTGAAACTGACGACAATTTCGATATGGACACAGAAATTGCAAAAATTCAGCATACGAGCATCACATTTAAACAGCCGACATCAGAACAGTTGGAACAGATACAGGCGAAAACATTTGACAGTATGTCGGATATGAAACAATATGTTCAGTCCATTATGAACGGTGAGCTGACACAGGACGAAATCAACGCAATGCTGATGTTACAGATTGCGGAACTGAAAGCAGGTGTTGACGGTGAATAAAACATTGATACGTAAATACTATCAAATGGGTATTTACAAAGAAAAGCATTTAGATATATTCGTCAAGGCGGGATATATCACAGAGAACGAGAAAAAAGAAATTATGGAGGGTTAATTTATGGATAAGATTTTTAATTGGACAAGTACGGTTATTGGAATTGTGGGCGGATTTTTCGCCGCAATATTCGGTCAATGGGATAGTATTCTGTGGGCACTGTTGGTGATAATGGTGCTGGATTATCTGACCGGAGTAATTAAGGCGGTTTACACAAAGAACGTATCAAGCGAAGTCGGCTTCAAGGGACTGCTCAAAAAGATTACTATATTAATTATAGTAGCATTATCAAACGTCCTGCAACAGATTACAGGTGATAACGTTGCAATTCGTGAGATTGTCATTATGTTCTACATAGCTAATGAGGGTATAAGCGTGTTGGAAAATGTGGCGGTGATTTACCCGCGAATGCCACAAAAGTTGAAAGATATATTGTTGCAATTACGTGGCGAAGATGATACGGAGGAATAAGTATGGATATTCAAATCAAACAGGGCCCGCAGTGCCACACGTCTAATTGCTACACATACAGGAATGGCGAT